AGGGCTTTGACCAACCAGCGGAGACAACAGTTGACTCACTGAACATATCAAGTGCGGTTGATACGTCTACTGGTTTGGTTCTTAGCACTTTTAGCAATGCTTACAGCAGTGCCACACAGCGACAGGTAATGGTTAGTGGATGGAATACTAATAATGGTGGGTCTTCGTCTGTAGCGTCTGTCCAAAGAGGTATAAATGCGTACCAAGACAATGAAAACAACGCCACGACTACAGTCAGAACACAAACAACATATGGTGCAAATGCTACAGGTAATGGTGCCGTAGCAGACCTTGATGGTCACTATGTAGCGATATTCGGAGACCTAGCCTGATGTCTGAAATCAAAGTAGATACCCTCACTGGCAAGACGACCGCCGCCGACATCACCGTGACGGTTGGCGCTACTGCTACTATGTCTCTAGAACAGGGATTGACGAAGTCTTGGATAACAAGCGTTGATAATGGAGCGAGTATCAGTGACAGTCTTAACGTAAGCTCAACAGCAGACACGGCGGCGGGTAGGCAGAAAGTTGCTATAACCAATGCTTTTGCGTCACAAGCTACAATGTGTTGTGCGGCTTCGGGTAGAAATACGACTAACGATAACGGTTCAGGAAATACCAACAGAACTTGTGATGCTGTGCGTGGGGCTAGTGCGTCAGAGGTATTTTTGAATTCTTATATAATGAATGATGGTTCTTTAGTAGATGTTGCACTATCGCAGTATCACGCAACGGGAGATTTAGCATAAAATGGCTGGTAAGATAGTAGCAGATCAGATTCAGCACAGTTCAGAAGGCACTGTCGGTACACAGTATGTTGTGAATGGTAGTGCGAAGGCGTGGTGTTCTTGGAATATGCATAATACAAACACGATTGAAAATAGTTTTGGCGTTGCTTCGTTAAGCGATGACGGAACTGGAACAAACGGAATAAATTTCAGTAGCGCAATGAGTGGGGCGAATGATTTTTGTGTGACCACATCTTTTTATGAAGTTGGCAACTCAAATGTTCTGAAAGTTAATTCTGCACCAACAGCCTCAAAAATTGTCGTGCAGGGCGGTCAATATCAAGGTGGTTCAACTAATGTGGCGGTGGATTTTAACGGAGCGTATGCAGTAATTCACGGAGACTTAGCATAATGCAGACACCAGGGTTTCAAGGCACTCACCTGTTTGACCGTCTGTGCTGGGCAAAAGAGCATCTTGATCCTGTACAATGTGATTTTCGGGTAATTTTTGAAGATCCAAACGATATGGACGCACCTGCTAAAGTGCTTGTGCCTGATCCGAACTTTTGCGCCGCTTTTCTTGCGGGGGGCATCTTGCCGCCGGTGTGGGTCTATTGGGAATTGGCAAAAGATGAAGCACAGCCAGATTTCAAGAAACACACGCGCGGTTATTTGCTGCACGAAACACAGCCGATTGAAGCTGGCACAATGGAACAATGCGTTGAATACCTAATTATGAAAGACATACCGCAACACATTTGGCAGACGTGGGATAGCGGGAATAAACCGAAGATGGTAATATGCCATAAAGATCAACTGCCAGCCACGCGCGAATGGCGCAATGCGTGGAAGATCAAAGACGATTTGACAACTGACAAACTGGCCGCATAGGGGACTAAAATGCCTGTAACAACTTACATTGTTGACCGCGATGGCAACCAAATCGATGCAAGCACTGCAACAGTGCCATCAAGCCGTGATTTTCGTGGCGCGTGGGTGTTAAACGGTTCTGTGATCACTGAAGATCTGGATGGTGCCAAGACCATCTTTGCCAACAAGGTGCGTGAAGCACGCGCATCATTGCTTGAAGCGTTAGACACTGATTATATGAAAGCGTTGGAAACCAGCGCAGACACAACACAGATTGTGGCTGACAAGCAAGCACTGCGCGATGCGCCGACTGCTGGCGACAGTGCGACAACAATCGCAGAACTAAAGGCAGCTTGGCCAGCTTGTTGCGGCGCAAGCCCGTACGTCTAATGGACAACGATACCCAAATTGTCGTTGCAACAATAGTCACCGGCTTATCCGCGCCAATGTGGGTTGACGCGCTTGAAAGTTGGTTTGGTATGGCCGCTGCGTTTGGTGCGATGGTGCTAGTGTTTTGGCGTTTATATCGAATGAGGCAACGCAAATGATACAGATACCGATGATCGATCTAATCCAGACGTTTATGCTGATCTGGGTTATATACTTAGTACGGGAGTAGTTATAACATTGAGGTGGCAAAATGGATCCCGTCACATTATTAGCAGCCGCCACCACTAGTTATAATCTGCTAAAAAAAGGCATTGCAGCCGGTAAACAGATTGAAAGTATGTCTGGCGATCTTGGCCGCTGGATGGGTGCTATCCAAAACATCAAAACATCACACGGCATTGCAAAATCCCGCCGCTTTGGATCGGTTGAAGAAGAGGCTCTCGAAAGTTTTGCCGCATTAAAAAAAGCGCAACAGATGGAAAATGAATTGCGTAATTTTGTGATTGGGCATTACGGAATGAATGCTTGGCAACAGATCATCCGGATGCAAGGTGAAATCAGAAAACGCCGCAAAGAAGAAGAAATTGCGCGGCAACAGTTTATTGATGATTTAATCATTTGGGGGTTGATTGCTGGTTGTGTTGCGCTGACACTTGGCGGTGTTGTTTGGCTGATTATGGCGATTTAGTTGTCGGTGACACTTGGGCTAATTGGTGAGCATATTGCCGCCGCTGCGATTTTGGCGTTAAATTGGCGCGTGGCAATGGCACAGCAAACCGCAATTGATTTGGTGGCTTTTCAAGATGAAACGATTTTACGCATTCAAGTTAAAACATCAAACCCGTGTTTACCTACTAGGCGTCGAAGCCCGTCTTGCCATTTCCAACTTGGTCACGGCGGCAACAAACGCAGCCCAACAATTGAGGATTATGATATTGTCGCTTTGGTTCAGCCCCGGTCAAGACGTTGCTTGTTTATGCCCGTCACATCTCTGTTACAACACAAAACCAAACGGGTGTCACCGACACGGTTTACGGCTGAAAACGAAGCTGATAGCTGGCATAAATCGGTTGATGTCATTATGGAAATGAGGCATTTGAATGGACTGGGAAAAGTATCCTAATTTTAGCAAAGACGAATTTGCGTGCAGTGAAACCGGCGAATGCAATATGTCGGCATCGTTTATGGCAAAGCTGCAAGAATTGCGTGATGTGTATGGTCAGCCAATGACCGTCACCAGCGGCTATCGCAGCCCCAAGCACAGCATCGAAGCCAGCAAGCCGACCGGCAAACTGTCGGTGCATACGCGGGGATGTGCGGTTGATATAGCGTGCAACGGGCAACAGGCGCACGAACTGATGCGGCTGGCGTTTCAGATGGGTTTCACTGGCATTGGCGTGGCGCAAAAAGGCAGTGCAAGATTTTTGCATTTAGACACTTTTGGCGGTGCGCCGCGTCCGAATGTTTGGAGTTATTAAGATGCTTGCAGTATTAGGTAAAATCTTGGGATCTGGCGATGTCGTGAAGCAGGGTATGAAGCTGATCGATGATATGCACACAAGCACTGAAGAGGAAATTGCCGCAAAAACCAAACAGCGTGTCGAAATTATGCAAGCATACGCCCCATTCAAATTGGCACAAAGATTTTTAGCATTGATGTTTGGGTTTACGTTTTTGGCCAGTTATATAATCGTGCTGACGATGACAATCGTGGGTAAAGGCGATCCAGATGCAGTGACCAAGGTGATGGAACAATTCAGCATCAATTGGGCGATGATGATCATTTTGGGTTTTTACTTTGGTTCGGGTGCGCTGGAGAGTTTCCAAAACAAGAAAAAGAGCAGCTAACACTGCTCTCTTTTCACACGTTCGATCAGCAACGCTTTTGGCGTGGTTGCTGTATTGCGCCGACCAAGCCGGTCAAGCGGCGGGGTTACTTTGGGGATTTCCAAAGCAGCTTTGATTTCATCTTTGGTCGGCACTTTCAAGATAGACGCCATACCCGCACCCCGTCGTCACCTTTACGCATTGATGTCTTAATACCGCGATAACGCAGTGCGTCACGCAGTCTGTTGGCATCCAACACGTTATCAAAAAGCACGCTATCACCCGCTTCCATCGTATCAACAAAAGCCACAGCTTTTGATCTGATCGCGTGCCGTTTAGGTGGCAACGGTATGTTTTTGTCGATTTGCATTTATTATACCCAATCTGTCATTGAAGCATTCAACGTGCAGCACTTGTTTGCTGCCGTCACACACATAGTCGTGGCCGTTTAGATCCACATCTTTTTCACACCAGATGCAACGCTCAAGGCGTGGCATCCGGCGCGTTGGTTTTTTAGAACGGGATCGCATCATCAACCGCTTGTGCCAATGTTACCGGCTGACCTTGCGGCTGGCTTTGTGGCTGGCTTTGCGGCGGCTGTGGATCGCTGATGGCTGCTGACATATATTTCGTGCCTTTTTGGCTTTCGCGTATCCACAACGCTATGCGCTTTTCCACGCCATCGACATTGATCTTGCCGGTATAGTCTGGCTGATTGTCAGATGTTTTGTCGTTTTTGAAGATCGCGCCCCGATTTGTATCATCATAATCGTTCATTTCAATTCCTCTTTTCTAATACGCATTTTTTCGATTTCATCTGGCGTCACTTCACGGTCACGCACCAGACTGGTATACAGTGCGTTAACATCACGCACGCTATTGCATTTCTGCAATTCTTTTTCGATGTTTGGGGATGCGGCACCGACAGCCGAAGTGGGAGCGACTGCCGGTGCCTTTGACATAGGCTGCGGACGGGAGGAGGCCGCGCCATTGCCACTTGCCAAGTTACCATCATCATCATCTGCATTCAATCCGAACATCGTCATTAAACTGGCGCGGCGTAAATATGTCACGCAGCTAATGTATGACTGCGGTGTGTTTTTCTCTGGCCGGATAGGTATGGCACTGTCGAACCGTTCGCCTGTTTCGATATGCGACACAGTTGTGACCAAACAATCGTCACTGAAATACTGCTTAAACGCCAAACCATAGTCAGATATTTTATTCAGCGCAGATAACACATCACCAAGCGTGCTGTATTGGCTTTTGAACATCGGGTTTTTGCCAGATTTGCCAAGCGTTGCCGCATTGCGGAAATCGCTCAACGCTTTGTCGAGTTTTACAGCTTCCATAGTTTTTTCGCCTTTTCTAAATATTCGGTTTCAATTTTCCACTGATACATATGTGACCAGTCTGGATCAGTGAAGCTGGCCAGCACTTTCGGATCGGTGCTGACCCGCAACAGGTTCTGCCGGATCAATGCTTTTTGCCGCATATCTTCCACGGCATACGCCAGTGCGTCAGCTTTCAATTCATCACAATTAAATGGCGTGAACATCACAGCATCGTGATCGGTCACATAGCAGATCGATGGCGTCACTTGCAGCGCGTAATTGTAAATCGCGGCTTGTGCGACGTGTGCTTTTTCCGGTGCTTTTGGCAGTGTGGCTTTTGCCCATCCCTGCGTGCCATCTTTCAGCAGCTTTGTTTTGCGCGGTGCTTTAGTCTTTATTTCACAAAACATCGTATCCGGCACCAATAGGTCAACAAAGCCGATCAGCGGCACGTTGACACCATTTAACCACGTTTCGATGCGTTCTTCATCGGCCGCGCCTGTAAAGCCGTATTCGATCAAAATGTCGATGCC